GGCCTCTGCTGAGTCGCAACAAAGATACCAATCTCGCCGTTAATCGCTCTACGGGTGGGAGAGTTGGGCAAGCTAATGAGCTTCTTCAACGCTTCCGGTACGTACACCCGACCGATGACTGGATCAATCCTCAATACTGTTTGCATCGTAGTCTCCCTACCTCTCCGTCTCCGTCTTTTACTGGGCCAGAGGGGCTAGCTTGTAGCCGTGCTCGTCGGTGTACATCTCGACCTGTTCAGCCGCGATTACAGTCTCAACACCGCTGGGGGCGATCATCTTCACGACAGTACCAGTGGGGCGGACGGGATACAGCGTACTGATATCAGCAACAAGCTGTACGTACAATTCTGCAACTTCCGACATTGCAATGTTAGCACTGAGCATTGCTGCTGTATCACTAGGATCAATCTCGCCGTCAGCAAGTACCCCAGTCACGAAGTTAGCTGTCGCGATCTTTGCAGCGTCCAGCATAGTGCTAAGCTTACTGTAGGCTTCACGGATATCAAGCTTGTTACGCCTGAAACCCTTGTTGAGCCAGTAAGCCTCATCCTCACTAGACACCACAACGGATCGACCAGTGGCATCCCAAAGTTTCATTTCGTAGGGCGAGTTGACTTCCGCACGAGTACCAGTCTCGTTTGGCACGTTAACTTGCTCATTCGCCCCATTGGGCTCACTCGGATCAGGTGATTTACTCATACAACTGTACCTGTACGACTCCACTAATATTGAGGGCTACTGTGGGAGAGTAACACTTAACATGGGGCGGTGCAAACACTAGTGTAGGGATATCTAAGGTAAGTTGACAACCTCTACAGGACGTAGGGAGCGAGGGAGTTTAGGGCTTGAAGCTTTCAGCCTTAGCAGCAGCGGCAGCAAGAATAGCTTGGAACTCCGCAACACTCAGACTATCACCATCGCTTCCATCGCTCCCATTACTGGCTATGGCAAGAGCATCTTTCGAGAGCGAGATTGCGCTAGCAGCCAAGTCCAACATACTCTGACCCTTCGCCTCAATGATGTAGTTCGCGTACTCCAACCTTTGCTGATCACTCCACCCCTGCGAGTCCCTCTCACTGCCAGCGAACAGTGCGATCTTTAGTTTGTTAAGTTCCTCAATTGCAGCCATATCTTCTCCCAATGTCCCCGAACGATCACCGTTCGGCATCCGATAGACCGCATTAACGTCCACCGATTGACCACCTACATCTTGCGTCCCGCCGTACTGTGTAATGTAGATCTTCTCAATAGGCCACGGACAGCCAGCCCAGCCATTCCGATTCTTGTTCTCGTCGTAGTAGCTTTCCCACAAACCATAACCTTGCTTAGCAAAGTAGTCAGTGTTTTGGAAAGCATCCCCTCTAACCCAATACCACCCGCCCGTATAGATTATCAGTTGAGATTTGGCAACGCCAAATTCTTGTAACTGGTCAAGTGCTGCCCATGCGTAGTCAATCCTCTCTTGCAATGTTGGTGGTGGAGTGTTGATGTTGTCCTCTAAGTCCAACGCCCAGTAGCCAATCTGATCCCTATACTCGCCTACTGAGTTGAGCGCCGCTGCTACCCACTGTCGAGGATCATTTCCCCACTCCAAAAATATGTACGCCCCCAACGACATACCAGCACGTAGAGCATCATCTGCTTGCTGTCGATACATTTTACCGTAGCCGCCGGGGCCAGCAGCAGGGATACACATAGAGTATCCTTGTGCCATTGCAGCCCGAGCCTCAGTGAGTGTGAAGTCTCCGCCCCACTGACTCATATCGACTGCTAGAGTAACCGGCCCCTCGATTGCTGGAAGCGTCATCTAAGCTACCTCACCCTCTCCCCCACTGATCTGGTCAAACACAATAGTAGTAGGTGGTAGTCCACCAGCACGATCAAGTTGATAGTCTACTGGTCTACTCAGCTTCAGGTTCGCAATCTTATTAGCGAAGTACACAACCGCCTCATTAGGGATACCGAAACGCTGAACAGTATCACGGAAGGACTCAGCCACCTGATTCATGATGCTCTCAAGTTCAGTAATAGGGACGCTGAATCGCTTGCTGAATCGCATATCATACGCCGTCTTAATAAGCCTATTCAGAGTATCAAGCTCCTTGAGGTCGATCATGCTATCGATATCTTCAGGAGTGATGGCCGGGAACTCCCCGTCTAGTGAGGGGTCACCTGACTGAATCCGATCAATCAGCACATTCGCAACACTATAGAGGTCGTCGTACATGCGAAACTTCTGCTCGATAATCGCTTTGACTACAGCGATTTCGTTGTCGAGTGTGAGAAGCTGGTCACTGTTTCTTATAGCGGACGCGCGCGCGAGAAGCGTCTCACGTACAGCTTGACCCCCAGCCCGTGCCTGTAGAGAACCGCCGTGCCACTTACACCTACCGTTGATCTTCCCAGCCGCGTTCATACACACAGTAGTAGGACTATTAGGATCTGCTTTATCCACTTTAATAGTGGCACCGCAGTTCTTAGTGGGATTAAAGCTAGCAGGAACCTCTCCCGTAGGCTGACTCATTGGCATAGGCATACTCTAACTTTCTCGGGTATCGACCTATTTGTCAATACCTAACCCCTCCCTTACAATAACTCTCTACTATAATTGACACTTACAAGCTTAGCTGTTACACTGGTAAGTAACTAACTCCACGCTTTAAGGTGCGCTGTGACTCCTTCGCTTACTTCATTCCCTACATCTACTATTATGACTAGTCCAAACTCCCTTGTGCGTAAGATCCTCGACGAGTTTCCAATGTCCGACGGGATCGAAAAGACCCGTGAGATGGAGGACTTGGAGTGGGAGTACATCGATGAGGCTACAAGAAAGCCAAAAGACATCCGCATTCTTATGCTGGAGGCTTTGGCAACGCAGCCGACGCAGCGTGATGCTGCTAACTCACTCGATCTCTTCCCACCAACCTTTAGCCACTGGCTGAGGAAGCTAGGTATTAGCGGACAGGCCCGGAAGATCCGTGAGATTAAGAGGGCTGAGAAGCTTCGCACCGCCTAACCTACTAGACTACAATACTAGAAGTTGACACTTTCCTAATGCAGTGGTACAATGAGCCCACCTTAACAACAGTACATTGCACCCACAAGACTTTGGGCGTATAACTAACAGCCTTGCCGCCCACAATTTTGGAGTTCGGAGCTATCAGGGTGGGACAACCAAGTGAGTATAGTGGGATTAGTAAATCCCTATTCGATGTCGCGGTTGATGTAGCTCACGATGGGCTACCTGCTGATCCAGCCAAGTGGCTTGATGAAATCCCCACAGCTTTCGCGGGTGAAGCCGCTCTAGTAGACTACCCCGCATCCCTAGGAGATAGTGAAGGCGTCGTCGTCAATACTAGGGTACCTCATCATTGGATCTCAGCAATCGATCACATCAGGGAGATGCCCGGCACTAAACTCCCTACCATCTGGCCCACACGAGGGGCATTCTTCCGCTGGTGCATCGCTATTGGAATGGCTGAGCTTAATAAGATAAGTAAGCAACTCAACAGCGACAATCCCGACGATCAGTTCAATGTAGACCCAGCACTAAGGGCGAGGATCTTTCTAGAGAAGTCGGGGGGTAGGGTAACAGCCCGCTCCAACGTGATGAACGAAGCACAAGAATCTATTAAAGCGATTGCGACATCAGTAAAGACACTCATGGCAATCGACGAGTACGTTGAGGCAGCCGATCTCATCAATGAATGGATCGCAGGTGCTACCTCCCAAGATTCACCCTTCTGGAAAAACTACTTCTCAAAGATTCTTCTGCATGAGAATGAGATGCGCGAACCGATGGCCATCCTCATCCGACAAGGACTCATAGTAGATGACTACGTGGTCAGTCTCGCTCAATCAGGCGGGATATTAGGAGAGAACACTTACTACGGAGAGGATGTAGATACAGTAGGCGACATTAACATTGGCGTAGTTTAGAGGTAATAGTTTAGTAAGAAAAGGATAGGCCCACAATGGAACTAGAGATCCCAGAAACAATCCCACCACCAGTACAGGTAATTGTCCCCTCGAAGCTGTTTGATCTCGACATCGTACCCCGAGAGTGGAAGTGGCGAGATGGGCAGAAGGAGCTTGCTCAACGCATCGTAGATTCTCCCAAGAAGATTATCATGCTTGAAGCCGAGTGCGGCACCGGGAAGTCTATTATCCCGATTGCAGCCGCCCGCTCCGTTGGTGCCAATGCTATCGTGTTGATTCAAACCATCAACCTTCAAGAGCAGTACATGAGGGACTTCCATAACGCGAAGATGATGGCTGGACGCCGACACTCAATTTGTAACAAGACAGGTCGAGGGGCTGATCGTGCCCCCTGTACTATCGGTGCGAAGTGCGAACTAAAGGGTACATGGGATTACCAGACTGGTACCCCTATCATCTGGCCCGAGTGTGACTACTTCTCTAAAAAGGCTGAGAGTGTGGTGGCTGAGGTTAGCATCCAGAACTACGCATTTTGGTTGAACGAGACCAAGAGTCGGGGGAGTGCGTTCTTCTCACGCGACTGGATTATCTGCGACGAAGCCCACGAACTTGATCTCCTTTTGATGGCTGCCGGTATCCTTGACTTCTCCTACTCCGACCTACGGGACGCATCGTTGCATCTTCCCAACCCTACCCCTACGGTAATGGAAGATTGGGTAGCGTGGTCACGGGCTAACATCGGATTTGCCCGCCGTGCCAAAGTAACAGTCCAATCTCGGTTGGTAGCAATGGGACTCAAGATCACACCGGACGAGGACTTTGCGGACGGTGATGCTCCCGACTGGGACGGCGGTGATCTCGGGCTTGTTATTCCTGAGGATGCCGCAATCGATACCCTAGTAGGACGTATTCACTCGATCACTAGGGTTATCAATGCGATGAAAGACCTCAACGCTCTTAGTAGTAGTGAGTATGATGAGTGGGTCATTCAGCCCACCCGCGAGAGTGTACTCCTAAAGCCAATCTACGGTAAGTACGGGTTCCGGCGCATCTTGGCTGCCGCTCGACACAAGGTAGTATTGATGTCAGCATTCCTCGCGCCCGAACTCCTATGCAAGACTCTGGGCATCGACATTAACGATGTTGAAGTCATCGATGCGGGCAAGGTATTCGACCGCACCAAGTCTCAGATTTACTACTGTCCCACTATAAAATTGGGGTACAAGACTAAGCCAAACGAGTGGAAGTACGTCTTTAAGATCATGGATCGGTTCACTAACCTCTACATGAATGATAAGGGACTAATCCACGTACCCAGTGTGAAATTGCGGGATGACTACCTTAACAACACTGAACTACGCCATAGATTCTTGGCGTATGATGCTGCCAGCACTAGCGGTAGTGTGGGTATGGCTAGGTTTCCTGTCAAAGATAAGGTAATCACAACCTACGTCACTAACCCCAAGCCCCATGTTATTGTAGGCCAATCCATTAGCACTGGATTGGATCTCCCCTATCAACCTAAGTGGCAACTCATCCCTAAACTCTGGTACATGCCGTTGGATGACCCTGCTGTTATCAAGCGCAAAGAAGTAGATAAGGACTTCTACACCTACTACACTATCTGTCAGATCGTCCAAGCAACTGGTCGAGTGAAGCGCGCACCTGATCATGATGGCCCTACCATCATTCTCGACGCCCAGTTCGGGTGGTTCTACGGAGCTAACAAGGCTCACTTCCCGAAGTGGTTTAGGGATAATCTCGTGTGGGATGGTTGGAAGGTCTACGATGGGATCTATCGAGCCCTTCGCGCCCTTGCTATGCAGACAGGAGTCTCTCTCTAATGAGATTGTTTCATCGAAAGCCAAAAGATATCCGTACAACACTACCAATTGAGGTATCGGCTGGGTGCAACTCGAAAGGTTATCTCAATGAGTCACACCATGAACACCGAGAGATATTCTATCTAAAGGAATTGTGTGGTGAACTAACACGATACGTAGAAATAACGTGTTGCAAGTGCTACTACACTCACGCATTCAAGGATGCAGACTACGGTTGATGATGAATGACAAGTAAGATGCGACAGCGTCGGGGACACACCGGCTCAACATTCTACAACTACAAGGGAGATCGTCATGGTCGATGGAAGTCAGGAAAGTCCAAAACCCTCCCCAACAAACGAGGACGTAGTATCCCTTCAAGGTCAAATTATCCGGCTAAAGAAAGAGTTGTTACAGTACCAGATCGCAAGCTGGACGGTGGCGGCAACTAACGAGAGAATGCATCTCGCACTGGAGAATGCTAGTCGCATAATTGCGGGGATCAAGAAGCACCACTACGATTGTGATGCTTGTGATCAGCTTCTTAATAATGAGCATAATGAGCATAAGGAGGATATCGTTACTGTCGAGGATATCTATGACGTAGTCTATCGATCAGGCGAACCTGTTTCGGTTAAGCGAGTGGTAAGTGGTACTCAAACCAGTTAGCTACCCACCATTAGTATCTTTGTGGTGTACCTGTCGTCACTTAATGGCGCACCATGATGAGGATGGCTGTTGGGATCAAGATCAGTGTGGTTGTAACCAAGCAACTGGCTGGTTCACTGAATTCAACAAACTTCAATGGGCTAAGTGTTCAGTGTGCGGATGTATCGTCGCCACTGATCCATGCTTCATCTGTAAGAACGGGTGGGCACCGAAACTAAGGTAGTAAAATAGTCCAATGATTGAGAGTTGACACCTTCTCTCACTTATGGTACCCTTAACACTGTCAATGGAGGTCATGCGGTTGACGAAATACTAACACTCGCGCTCACATACCAACATCAACAACGCTAACGTACCAACGTACCACAACACCCAAATAAAGGATCTAAGCTCAAATGACTCAGCCAAAGGAACACAAGGAACCAGTGTTCGGTATCGATGAATCCGCGATGACGGACATCGAAACTATGTCGGTCAGCATGGATGACCTCTCTGAAGGTGGACTCGCTGAATGCGATGTCACCATCATTGGCTTCAAGTCCACTCCGGGTGGTGAAGTCAAAGAGGTTAAGGGTGAACCGGGTAAGACCTTCACCACCGGCGACCAGATCGAGATTCATCAGCGCATCGACAACTACGAGGAACTGGATCTGGAGTACCAGAACACCATTCAGTATCTTGCGTTGCCGAAGCTCAAGACCGGGCCAGATGGTAAGCCACGTAGGAGTAAGGCAACCAAGACCAGCAAGTACGGATTGTGGCTTGCGGCCTTCGAGATTCTTGGCGTATCCAGCGATCCTCAGTACGCGCAGACCGTGCGTATCAACAGCCTTGCCGACTTGATCGGTCTCAAGTATCACCGTGTCCGTCAGGAATATCCTGGCTTTGACGGTCGCAGTATCGTCGTCGAAGTTCCGATGAGTGTCTACGGTTACGATAACGAAGTTCGTGTCGCTGCCGGACTCGCCGCTGCTATGACGGTACAGGAAGCTGCCGAAGCTAAGACTCCCGTCGCTGGTAAGAAGTAACCCCCCCTCCAAGATAGGACTAGCTATCACTGTGGGTTACCTAGAGTGGGGAGAGATAGTGTCAGCTACTCTCCCCACTTGCAAGTCTAAAGGATCGTATTATCGTGGCAGTTCCGATGCAACCTCAACGACCGGCAGGTTCCCCACCCCCTCGCGGAATTGTCCCCGGCCAATCAATAGTCCCGGTCAAAGCTGGTAACGCTGTTGCTAGTAACACAGTAATGGCATCTCCTACTGGAGTATCGGCCCGTACTAACATTCGTCCCACTCTCCATCCTAAGCGTGAGAAGATTCTCCTACTAGGCGATACCGTAAGTGGGAAGTCCTACGCTTACATGAGACTTGCGGCCCAAGAGTATCAAGATGCAATTGATCACGGGCGCAAGAGCAAGAGATTCTTTGTTCTCGACACAGACGACACTATGCCATCCTTCCTCAATGCAGGGGATGAGTTCGACTATCTGTACTGCGAGAATGGTGGAAATGTCTATCCCTACCCGGCAGCTAGTTGGGATGAGCTACGGGACGCCTACGCCACTATCAGAGCGCAAGCTGAACCCGGTGACTGGATAGTGTTTGACCTTGCCTCGCGAATCTACGAGATGGCACAAGTCTTAGTCGCAAGGGTCAAGGGAATTGACCTTAACGACAGCACGATCCAGCGAGCAATAGATGGTAAGGGTTTCGGTGGGTTCGACGCTTCAGCATGGACACTCGTGACTACGACGTTTGAATCTATCGTTAAGGATGCCATCCTCAACACCCGAGCCAACATACTATGTCTCCAGCATATTACCGAGATTATCGATGTTGCAGGTCGCGAGGGTAAGAGAGAGCAGATGACGCTGTTCGATGCCATCGGCCTCAAACCCCAAGGCGCTCCCCGATTGGCTGGACTAGTAGACACCATTGTTATGGTGTGGGCAATTCGACAGGTTAATCGTGGTGAGCGTGGTGTACGTACCTCCGCTAAGACTGTACGCACCCTAGCAGTAATGAAGGATCGTGGTCGCGATCTATTCATCAAGGCTGAGTACGACCGAGATGTCTTTATTATGTTAAACGAGTTGCGACGTGAACACATAAAGGGGTCAAGCACCAACGTTGTTGACCCTACCGAGACTGCTAAGATAAAAGAATCTGTTGAGGCAGCCCTCAATCCTCCCGATCTCACTGCCAACACTGGTACTCCCGCTTCATCTACGGACAGTGGTTCGTGATGTTCTACGAACATACAGCACCTGATGCTAACCACATAGAGTTGTCAGTAGGTGATCCAGTACTGGTACCCGGCTCTATAACACGCTTTCGTCCACGCTGGCAGGTATCTTTCTGGACAGGCGATAGGAAGTGGCATGTACGCGACGTACTCTTCTACCAGTATCATCAACACACACGATACGTTCCAAGCGAAGAACGATATCCCAATTACCTCATAGGTTATTGTTGGTTGGAGGCCGCAGGATGCTAAGCTTTCTCCGAAAACCTAAATCGAAATTCCGGGATCATCGAGTGCGAGGGAGGAATCAGGTACTTATCTACGTAAGTCAGATTGAGCCCGACTCCCTAACCCTAGAGATAGCTGAGGCTCCCGGTATCGTTACGTTTGTTCACCAGAACGATGTTACTCTTCTAATGAAAGAGGATAAGATCACTTTCCACGGAGACACCCGTGCTGACGATTGACTCGCGTGAAGCAAAAGCCCATCCTGTATTGCTCACCCAACTCAATCGACTCTTCGGCCAAGAAAACATCACTGTTAATGGAGCGATTGACTTTGGAGACTACATCTTTCGTGGAGCGGAGAATCACCCAAAACTTGGTCGTGCTCCCACCGTGGCAATTGAACTTTGCTCAGTCTCAGACTTACTTGGAAAAGTTAGTAGTGGTAGACTCATCTTCCAACTCTCGGGGCTCATTGATCGTTATGACGTGCGTATTCTCATGGTGGAGTCGCCCATACAAGTTGACCGAGCCGGGCGTGTATATCTACCCGGAGTCCCAACCCCACCGTACGAGCGAGTAGCTGATATCCTTTTCGCTGCTCAGTGTCATGGGGTTATTGTTGAGTACGCTGCCAATCGGGATGAAGTTCCGTACCGCATCCACCAAAACTACAAGTACTGGAATAAACCGTACGACGAGCATCAGGGCTTTCGACCAGCACAGTTGAGCTACGATACTCTCATCCCTCTCGGTGAAGCTCTCGATGCGCGTGTATCAAATCTGATGACCCTTCCCGGTGTAGGTGAGAAGAAAGCGGCGGACGCACTGGAGATGTACAAGTCTCTCGGACTACTGTACCAGCTTCCACCGTCCGCCCTGCGTCTCGTACCGGGGTGGGGGCCAGTCGGTGCCCAAGCAGTCTACGATTTTATCCACACAAACATGGACACAGGAGAGATCCCAGATGATATCGACGACTAAGTTTGAACTCTATGAGACTAATCCTCCCCAAGTACAAGCACTTAGAATCACAGAAGATATACTCTCTAACATTACCAAGTGCATAGCTGCTGGGATTGACCTTCCATCCTCGCTTGCTGCTATACCTCTATTCAGTAGTGTAGTATTTGGTGAAGGTCGTCGTGCTGAGATCTACATGCTTGGCTTCCACGGTATCCAGTACCTCCATGCTGGTGATTGGATCATTGTGCATCCTGATTCACGTACCTACATCATTACTGACTTGCGCTTTCAAGCGGAATACCATAAAGTGACACCTAGAGTCACTACAATTACCGGGATGGAGCACTAATCCTAAATGGCTTTCACATCAACAATCGCAAGCTACCCCAGTAGAGGGCCGTGGGGAAATGGGGGATGGCGTGGTAACTGTTCCGGCTATCTAGTCAAAGACCTGATCGAGTCATTCTCTCCCACTCTTGTACTAGATCCGATGGAGGGTAGTGGAACCTCCCAAGATGTTTGTCACACGTTAGGTACCCCATACTTGGGCTATGATCTTAAGAATGGGGATGATATCCTTAGCCACAAGACTCAGTGGAAGATTGTAGATGAGGTAAGTGCAGTCACCGATGGTAAAGGTGCCGACCTCATATTCTTGCATCCTCCTTACTGGAGCATGATCCGCTACAGTGAGAACCCCAACGACTTTAGCAACGGTACCTACGCCCAGTACCTTAATAGGATGCGGTTGACTCTTAAGTTCCTACGTATGGTACTTAGTGAGAATGGGCGTATTGCACTGCTACTGGCGGACTTACGCACCCGCAACAGTGGACGTACCTACTTTCTAACGGATGACATCACTGAAGCAGACAAGCTATTGCTCCTTGCTCTCCACAAGGAGCTTAGGATAATCAAAGTCCAACACAACACTGTTAGCAACGGGGTCAACAACACTGGGATACCGTTCGCACACGAATATCTTACCATACTTCGTAAGGGCCGACAGCTACTCGGTACTGTTGAGATGGGCGACGAGTTGGAGCAAATCAATGACGAAGAATGAACTAGAACCAACTAATCCCATGATGGATACCTATATTGAGATGTCCAAAAAGCTTTCGCCGCAAGAGTTTCGGCGCTGGGCCAACCTTACTGGTATGTGGTTAGCACCGTATAGTTACAGCGCATCTCAACTTAAGGATAGGCTGCTTAAGTGACTGATCTCTCACCCGATCCCATCGACCCTAGTTTTGGACTCATGATTCTCCCCGGACTCCTATCGTGTAGGGATTGCACTCTCTCATCGACTCGCCGTCGAGTAGTACCGGGATTCGGCACCTACCCCTCCCGAGTAATGTTCGTCGCACAATCCCCCGGCGAAGAGGAAGATCGTGATGGTAAGCCACTTGTTGGGAGAAGTGGACAACTGCTAACCAACGCTTGTAAGCAAGCGGGGTGGGATCTCAATGATCTCTATAAGACTAATGTGAATCATTGTCACCCACCCGAAAACCGTAAAGCTACGGGCCCCGAGATTAAGGCGTGTCGGCAGTGGCTCACCATAGAAATCGCTAAAGTAGACCCTGACCTAATCATATGTCTAGGTGATTCCGCCTTTCGATGGTTCATGCCAGAAGAGAAATCTTCGATTACGCAGGTGCGGGGGAACATCTATAAGCGGGAGGTGTTGGGACGGGAGCGGATGATCATGCCTACCGTCCACCCAGCATTCGTACTTCGCAACGTCGTAGGGTTAATGGCTGGGTACGTAGCGGAACTTAAGAACGTACGACTAACGTTGGAGGGGAAAGCCCCTAAGCTTCCTGAGAGCATCCCCTTTCGTAAGACTAAGGCATCATGGGATGAGATCATGGACGTGGTGTACGCCCCTGACAATCTCCCATTCGGCTTCGACCTTGAAACCGATAGACTAGGACGCGCTGCCGGTATTGTGGGAGTGGGAGTGTGTAATGAGATCGGCAACGGCCTCTACTATCCCTTTCAGGTGAAAGAAGAAGCCATCGAGCTAATGCAGGATCTCAAGATGGGATTGGAAGATCCCAAGCGTATTAAGATCGTCTCGAATGCGAAGTTCGAGAGGCACATCTGTGAGTCCATCGGTATTACGATAAAGAACTATCGAGACACGATGGTCGAAGCGTGGCTGCTGGGGGATCATCCACTCTCCTTGAAGGATGGAATCCACCACGCTTATGGTATCGAGATGATCCGCATCGATAAGTTCAAACGCTTCAAGTCTAAGGACTGGAGAGGTGAGAATCAACTCGATATGCGAGCAGCCCAAGATACCATCGAGGATGAGGTGGTGGAGTACGCAGCCCAAGACCCAGATGCTTCACTTCGACTACATCTCTATCAAGCCCCTAAACTAGCTGAACGCTCCCTCGACCTATCCCACCTCTACACCGATGTAGAGCTTCCCTTCACTGAGATCATTGTAGCAACTGAGAGGGCGGGAATCGCATTCGATCCCTCTAAACTGGCTGAGGCTAAGGCTAACCTAGAGCAGGCTCAGGTCGAGCAAACTGTTGAGCAGGCTAAGCTGATCGGCAAAGTCATCAACGTTAACGCCTACCTACAAGTCCGAGACACCCTGTATTTTGGGGATCATCCCTATGTTATTCCGAAGCCAAAGAAGCGTAGGGGACACCCCGAGTACCCGACAGATCGAGTCTCTCTAGGAGAACACATTGACAATCCGCTCGTCCGAAACATCTTTACTATTCGCGGAATACGTAAGATGCTTAGCACCTACATTGACGGACTCCCAACTTGGATTGATCCTCTTGATGGACGAATTCATCCCGAGTGCAAGCAAACAGGTACCGAGACTGGGCGCGTTAGCTACGCGAATCCGAATCTCCAGAACATACCAGCACGAAAGCGAGATGATGTTTCAGTAGATTTGGAGGGGGCCACGATCCGTAAGGGATTCGTAGCATCCCGCCCCGACCACCTTCTCTACGCTCCCGACCTTTCACAGATCGAGATGCGTATGGCTGCTCACCTTAGCGATGATGAGAACATGATCCGGCTCATCACCGAAGGTATGGATATCCACGATAACACCACCACCTTCATAACTGGAAAGACCGAAGATGAAATGCTACCATTGGAGTGGAAGAACGCCCGGTTTATTGCTAAAACTGTTGGCTTCGGCACCCTTTATGGGATCGGTGAACAGGGCGTCCTGATGCGTACCCCTACCCTCAAGCTTACCCTAGATCAAGCTAGGAGGTTCATCGATGGATTCTACGGAGCCTACCCCGGTATCTTGGCATGGCAAGAGGCTGTCCGAGCTTTCACCCGACGAAACGGCTACGCTGAAACGATCCTTGGACGCCGCCGCTACCTCCCTAACATTACCGCAAGCGACCGCGCAATCCGTGGAGAGGCTGAGCGGGCAGCTATTAACGTCCCGGTTCAGGGCTCAGCGGCTGATTACTTCAAACTCTGCATACTATCGGTACACTCTCTACTTCAACAAATGAACCTACGTACTAAGATCATTCTTCAAGTCCATGACGAGATTGTACTGGAAGGCCCAGAGAGTGAATATGATGTTCTCGCAACCGAAGTATTCCCTATCATGACCCAAGTCTACCCTCTCAAGGTACCAGTTAAGATTGATGTAGAAGCTGGCCGTTCGTGGGGCTCTCTTATCTCATACAAGAAATACAAAGAGGGGATACCGTTTGCATCGTGAGCATTCCTACAAGTGTATTATCGTTTACCGAACGCGACTTCCACGGTCGCTCATTCCGTAAGTACACACTGGAGGATTCACGAGGCCCACGAATATATCGGAATAATCTGGGCTGGGAGATTCGGCACGTACGAATCGCTCTCCGTAGAGGAATAGTATGGAGGTACGACCTTTACAGTCCTGACGGTGAGTTTATATCAACCGAACCCACATTTCATGCTGCAACTAGAGCGTTTAGCGAGGTCTACAATCATGCTAGAAGCTAGAATAGATCTGTGGGATGAGAAGTTGAATGACGCCGACGTACGTGTCATTACGACTAACGGATCGTTGAAGGCTAATGGTGAGGCTATAATGGGGCGAGGGTGCGCTGGTGAGGCTGCTGAACGCTATCCTCGACTCTCTAACGCACTCGGTACCCTACTACGAACCTACGGTAACCACGCTCACTACTTCGCAGGCTACAACCTCATAACTTTCCCCACTAAACATCTATGGACTGATCCCACCGCCGACCTACGGCTGATTCATCGCTCCACTGATGAACTTCTCCATATCGTTAACTCCCATAAGTTCAACAAGATTGTTATGCCCCGACCGGGTGCAGGCGTTGGAACGGGGAACTTACTTTGGGGATCAGTCCGTCCATTCTTAGCGGAAAGGCTTGACGACCGCTTCCTAGTACTAGACTACCCTATCATTAGAATGAAAGCTAGAAGTTGACACTTTAATAGGGGTATGGTAGACTAGCGTAGTTGAAGGTAGGAGCAGACCTAGTGGGAAGGGAGTCCTATTCGGAATGTACAGTGATTGTTATCGACAAAAGCTGTAAGTGCCGTGAGCTTTGCGGATAAACGGAGTGGCGGGAGAGACTGATAATCTCAAGGTGTCCACACCGGCCTTCAACAACAACGGAAAGGATGGCCCACATCGTGCTAGGAGAACATGAATTTCCCGAGCTACTTGACGCTACTGCCGAGTACGAACGGTGGACAACGCGGAGTGAGGTTAGACCACCGGCCTACGATAATCTAGACGAGTGGGAACCTAAGGTCATTAAGCTGTTAGAATCATCTGCAATTCGCGCGGGTGTGGTTGATGTTATAATTGATCGAGAGATTGGCTATGATCACGCAACTTACACCGCAACAGGAAAGCTCTACAATGGTGTGAGGGATCAGCTTGCGGCAAAAGATAGAGTGATAGAGCAGCTTAACACAAGACTTATTCTTAACGAACAGGACTAGCTAAATTGTGTAAGTTACCAGAAGGCCCACCAGTTTGCTTTCACTGTAAGAAGAACATTTTAGAACCGTGGAAGATCCTAATCTTACGTGAGTTACGCACTGAAAAGATTAGGACGTACTGTAACTGGTACTGTATTGAACATTCGATCTTGCAGCACAATGAAGCGAGGGTCTAAGCTAAGTGAGTGTACCGTCCCACCCGTCACCAAAAGCAACTTCCCTAGTCACAACAGTCCAATCGGGAGTCGATTATCTCGCTCCCGGCATTGGTACGCGTGATTACTTTAGAGTTAGCGAGCGTGGTGCTTGTGACTTCGTAATTGGCGCGAGGATCGTTGGTCTACCGGAGCAAATCAAGAGTGGTTCGTGGACTCCCCGTGGTACACCGATGCCCCTTCGTATGGGATCAGCACTGGAGCCACAGATCAATGACTTCCTCACTGATCAAGGGCTTCAACTCCACTTCACTGGATACGAACAGCTTGAAGTAGCTCATCAAGACCCCTACACTATGGGGCACCCTGACGGCCTGATCACCCTCGATTCTCTCTCTCAGCTTAGTGAGTGGGCGCGTTTCAATCTTCCGAAGTTTGCACAAGAACTTCTAGCTGATGGTGAGATGCTTCTTAGCGAGATCAAGACCATGAACGACGAATCATGGACAGCTTTCGTAAAGGGAGGATTGAAGTCTCACCCCTTCCTCGTAAAGTATCTCGACCAGATCCACGGCTACCTTGGAGTATTCGATGATCCTAGCAACGATGAACTTTGGTCTGATTATTCAAGAGTTAATCCTCTTACCGGAGAGCGCGAATTCATACTTGGCAGCAAGTCGTTTAGGCGCTTACTACAGGCCCGTGGGTGTGACCGCCCTTCCTACTGCCTAGTCACTGGATTCAACACCGCCACAAAGCAATACGCCTTTGAGGTCATCCGCTTCGATCCAGTGTTTTTCGCGAATCGCTCCGACGAGATGGAGAAGGTAGCTCAGTACCTCCACATAGGAGAGCTTCCTCCACCATCGTTTGATGGACACGCTCAATCTTGCTATTTCTGTCCCTTCACCCACATTTGTCCTGCTGTACTGAAGATCAAGACAGCCGAGGGGTTCGATCTTCTTGATCTCACCGCTCCCGATATGGGTGATAGGGAGGATCTCGGTGAACTCGATAACCTCGCTGTCGAGTACGTCTCTCTGCGTACCGACATCAAGGCTATGTCACGGCGCGCTAAGGAACTTCGTGAGTTGTTCCGTGACCGCACCATTAGTGGGCAGAAGATTGTTACCGACAGCCATCGTATCAAGAAGGTAAGTGTATCGGGTCGTAAGAGTATCGACGCTGATGCTCTAGAGGAACTAGCTGATAGTCTTGGCTTCGAGATTCCATACAAGCAAGGGAGTGGCTACGAACGACTGTATATTGAACCTATCTACGGCCCAACGTTCAAAGACGACGACCGAGACTAACACCCCCACTCTAAGCTCTAAGGAGATAACAAGAAATGACTGATCAACCCACTCCCACTCCCACTACTCCCACTCCCCAGATGGGAATACTAGACCTACCCTATCGAGTACAGGCCCATGTACTCCGTATCGATGCGTTCAATGCAATTACCAACGCGGACGCTAACTTTAACAGTGTTCTGAAGATGATGGGGCCGGGCGGTATCCTGCCACCAAACTTCAACCCCGGTATTCACTTTGCCGTGACCAACATCTTTCTTGAAAAGGCTAAGGCCCTTGTAGCCCTCTCGATGAGTTGTATGACTGCTGCTGATCAGGTCGGTGAGAATGGTGACCCGCGAGAATCGGTACAAGTCACTCCAGCCTCCCCCTCTACACACATCGATAGTACGCCTACTAACATCAACAGTGTTAGGAAGCCCGTTCGGGATGAGCCAAGGGGGATCAGCTAACCCATGTCTATAATGAATTCTGAAGCATTCAATCGAGTGGTAAACTTTCGCATCCATGACTTGAAGGAGCGGCTTAACGTCAAGGGTGCTGAGTACGTACCCGCTGGTGTGGAAGATGATCGTCTACACAACTTCCGACGTGCTGCCGCTGCTCGTGGTCGTACCCTCACCGATACACTTTGGGGAATGCAGATCAAGCATCTAACTTCCCTATCCGATATGGTTGATGCCTCATCACCAAACGACTACAGTTACGCTCAGTGGAACGAGAAGATCGGTGACGCAATTGCTTACCTCGTTCTACTCGATGCCATAGTGAGCGCGGAGATCGCCGAAAAAAGCCTCAACACCCCCTACACTGTTAAGTCGGAGCCCGTTCAGTGACAAAGCCACTCATTTATCTCGCCACCCCCTACAACCATGCTCAACCCGAGATTCGGGAATACCGTTATATGGAAGCCGTGCGTATGAGTGCGACTATCATGAACTCCACCAAGCACAACGTAATGGTATTCTCCCCCATTGCTCACTCTCACAACATCGCAGTGCATGGCCCCTTCGATGGAGGATGGGACTACTGGGAGAAGTTCGACTATCGAATGATCGATGCCTGTGATGAAATCTGGGTGTTCACCATGTTCGGTTGGCGTACCAGTAAGGGGATCAAGGCCGAACTCGCCTACGCTGCAATGTACGAGAAGCCCGTCAAAGAAGTTCAGTTTGCGGTTGCTGCTAGCCAAGTTAAATCCGAAGAAGAGTGGCGCAACAACACCCTATGGGTGGGGCCGTGGGACTGGGAAGGTAACAAATTCGATGTCTGATCAACGCTCTACATCTATGGGTGAACTTAAGAACATGCACACAATTAGTGGACAGCGAGTCTCCCTCGATTATGATCCAAAGGATCACGACGCTGACTGTCCCGGCTGTGCCGCCAATAAGGTAAGGGAAGAGATCAAGCAGCGGCTTGAGCCAAAGCCTCATCCGTGGACGCACTATCCTGAAAGCGCAAGCTATCTGTTAGGGGATATCAAAGATGATATGTGTTATGTATGTGGTCGTGCAAAACGCTATCATATCGATGCGCTTATTGATGAATCTATAGCTGTAGTCGAGACGCCTCCACCCCACTCAACAGTTTCAAACGTAGTCGTAGCTCTAAGTCATTCAGCAGAAGCCCGTGATCTAATCGCTGCTGCTGAATATCGCGGGCAACTAATCGATACCCTTCCCGAATGGATAGAAGCCGTACACCAAAACGCCAAAGCACATGGCTTCCATGAAGATAGAATAAACATGCACAAGTCCATTCTCCTTATTATCGGGGAGCTAAGCGAACTCCACGAGCATCTTCGTAACGGTCACCCGGAAGATTCTTGGTGGCTAGTTCGTGACGAGCGCGGTGAGTGGAAACCTGACGGCCCACTTATCGAACTCATCGACGCTATGATCCGCATTTGGGATCTCTTCGGACTCATAGGAATCAACCCCGCATATATCAACACTCTTACTCGGATGAAGCACAACTACAACGTTGGTCGCCCCTACAAACACGGAAAGAAGTTCTAACAACCTCTATGGATACTGCACTCTGGGCAGCTACAATCATTATAGTCACAGTGATAGGAGCGGCGACGTTGGCGGGGTGGTGGAGCTACCGACTTGATATGCTTCGTCTTAAGCTGATCATGCAGCGTGAAGCAATGGGAATCACTCCACCCTTTCCTACTAGTAGCGATGGGGAAGGTGATCTCTCGTGACCGCCACACCTGTACGTCCTTACGTCTACATCACCGCGATGACTCTCCCTAGTATTGGGGCAATCGAAAGCTACCTCGACGACATCGGTGCTCATGAATGGCATTTCAACGATGACCTTTACAACTGGCATGATGATGTCGAGAAGCTAATCGAGTTCGCCGGACGAGTCTGCTACAAGAGCTTCGGTGCCGGACTCAATCCCAATATCTCAAAGGTACGTGGAGATCCCGCAGCTTACATTGCTAACATCATAGAGTCAGGTCATGGCTCAGTACTAGAGCATGTGTCGGTTCAGTTTACCCTCCGTAACGTCAGTAGGGTGTTCACGCACGAATTGGTAAGACATCGCCACGGTGCATTCTCGCAACAGTCGATGCGCTACGTCCGTCTTGAAGATATCAACTACACCATCCCTACGTCCTTCGGTTCACTCCTTCCCCCCAGCATGGAGAACGCGCTGCTGATTGAACAGCAAGAGTGGTGGAACGGTATGGCTGATTGGTTCGGTCATAAGATGGCAATCCTCTCACAGTGGCAAGAAGAACTCGCTGCTCTCTGGGAGATCGATAAGATCAAGGACTTCCACACTAAGAAATTATTGACATCGGACTTCAGGCGTCTAGCCCCTCACGGTGTAGCAACCGATATCGTCTGGACTACCAACCTCCGAGAGCTACGTCATGTTATCGAGATGCGGACAGCAATAGGAGCGGAGGCTGAGATGCGTCAAGTATTTGGCTACATCGCAGTGGAGTGCCAAAATCGTTTCCCCAAAGCCTTTGCTGATATGTCGATTGACTTACCAGCAATCGAGGATGATCCCCTCCAACTAAACGTAGCAACATTCAAGTACCATAAAGTGTAGTGTAGTGTGAGTGTGAGTGTGAGTGCGAGTGTAGTGATGAAGTTTACACTAAGCAAGTACGAAGGTGAGCCGGTGAAGGAGGAACTTCAACGCTGTGAGGTCTGCAAAGAGATGTGCATGATCCCAGTAGATGTTCTTCCGTATCCAGTATGTGATGACTGCTACTGGCTACTCGCACGTAAGGTACAACAAGAAGCGGAGATGGAAAGTTATGGGTAAGAACGAATGGTTTGTTGTATCCATGCTGTGCTGGATTATCATTGCTGGATGTGCTTTGATAGGCACACTCACTGTAATAGTTGAGGCCATAACTCGCTGGCCGCTAATTACTACACCGATCTTGGTTCTTACTTTTCTAGCAGTAACTGTCATCGCTACGTATAAGGGGAGAGGTTAATGGCCGTACATCCACCAGTAACAGTCTCAAATGATCCACGATATTATCCGAAGCCGGGCGAGCTAATCTTCAAGTGTCACTACTGCCCCGCATTCTCACGAGTCTGGTGGAGCATCTACGAACATGAGATGCGTAGTCATCCTGAACCGTCCTACGAAATTCTAGAGGCTCTAGAGACGCAAGATGACTGAGCCGTTTACGGACATCGAACTAGCCGCAATGTGGGAACGGGCGACTACCAAAACGTTTCTAGATCTAGTCGAACACTACAAGGATCTCCGTGAGCGTAACACCCAATTAGAGATATTCAATCTCGTACTAAGCAGAGATGTTCAGTGTCTGGAAGAAGGGCCGACGCATGATGAATGGTGGGGATGGTTACGATCTAGTCAGAAGCGTAACGCCGATCTCACCGCTGCCCTCAAGCGGCTCAGGGACGCGACAAAAAAGGAGATGGAGGCTGAGTTTTATGGATGGAACTTCAAAGAACTCGGAGCCTCCATCGCAGAGGCCGACCGGCTGACAGGAGAGGGGTCATGAAGCAACCAGTAGAAGGCCAGCGCATCTATTGTGATAACTGCGCGACCATCCAGCGGTTACTGCTTGATGAGTTGGAGGAAGGCACTGACCTACAGTGTTCTGTGTGCTTCTTCGTTATTGCAACGCTCTACCCGCCAGAGGCCGACCGGCTGATAGGAGAGACCGAATGACCCTCGCTGATGAAATGCGTGGAATCCCTAACGCGGCATTCGCAGCCGCCCTGCTTCGGCAATTAGCCGACTTTGTCGAGAGAGACGAAGCGCGTCTAACGGACTTCAAGAACTCGGTGTACGGGAATGACAAGGGCAGTGTGTCGTTGTCGTGGGAGGAAAAGAAGTCATGAACTACGATAATTGGGCTGAATGGCTTTTTGGATGCGCTCTTATAGGGATGGCTCTCATCGTGATTGCGGAAGCGCTGTCATGACCCCCGAGACAACCCCCGAGACAATCGCGAGGCTGCGGAAGCTGCTGGCTGGCATACCGCCGCGTGACCCTGTAAGTGGCAGCAGGACTTTGCCAACCGCCCTCATCCTTCGTGCTGTGAACGCTCTGCCCGAGTTGCTAGACGAACTAGAGCGTAAAGCGATGGCGCTAGAAACAGCTTGCTTATGGCTCAGCCGCCTTGCAGAGACCTATGATAATGGCGATACAGAAGGTGGTGGCAAGCCAGCAATTGAGGCACTGAAGAATGCCGATATGGATGCGTATCGCGCTGCTATCAATGGACAGGGGAAAAGTTAAGTGCCAATCATACACTCCGACTGCTCCGGTAGTAAAAGCGAACCTATCCCATCCTCTATAGATTGGGAGCACAAACGCGCACTATGCCCAATCTGCCAATCCGCTGGACGCCCCGCAATAGTACGAATCTTCAAAGATCGAGATGGCGTAATCGTGACGTGGCCGCACGAAGGAGATATATAAAGTTATGGATTATCCGCCCCGCACCTGCATTGTTTGTCTCAAAACCTTCACCCCTCATCGCAACGATCAGATCTTCTGCTCCTATCAAGAGGACTACACCTGTAGTGATGCTCTTAGACGAGTTGAGCGGTTTCAGGTTGCTAAGTTTCTAAAAGCGATGATCGTACAAGATATGGCGTGTTGGGACTGCGGTGCGGTGGACGTGTCCGTTTTGGGGGCCACGGGTTCGCCAGCGGTCGCTACGGGCAAGTCTTGCGGACTTGTAACGCCCGGTACCGCCCGACTCCAAGCCCTTCTACGCACCCCCTACAAAGCGGCCTACGGGGTGACCGGCCCAGCCAACGACCCAATCACCACAACCGATATGTTAGCATCCTGTGTACTCTGCCGACGTAGATATCACCTGAGATTATCAACCCAACCGGGCGAAAGTATTGAGGGTGGGAGCGAAAGCTAGTCCCTAAAGTTAGCTCTCGTCTATTTCAAATACGTACACTGGGCCAACGTACGCTATACAGTTGGTTCCCGGTGATGCTTTAGCCCGCAATGCTATACTGGTAATCGCAACTACTGGAACGCCAGCCGTGTAGCCTAGTGCTCCCCAGTTTTGCGTAAGAGTGTACTCAGACGCGCACCACTGAGATCCGCCAATGCTTGCGTAAGTGGGAACTCCAACATCACGCCTTGGAATCCTAATAACAAACGATCCATAGATTGTCCCTGTATCATTTGCTACCTTACCGCCCCAGCATACGTTAGCATCAGGGTTCGCATGATCGGCCTCATTAACAATTGTCGAATTGATCTTCAAGCCAATTGCTAGCTTCTTACTTGCCGCCGCTACACTACTAGTCATGTAGCAGTTTCCACGGATCTCGATGCCCTTACTAGTAGCAATGTTAAGCCCACTAATTGTCTTAACATCTACAGCTGCTGCTGGATTAGCTGCGCTGCTAAAGCTTACGCTACTCCCCACCTTTCGATATGCTACCGTATTCTTAGCGTCTACCCACAAGCCACCACGATAGAACTTTATAACACTAGAGCCAGTGCTGGTATCAGCCCATACCGCTCCCTCAATTGGCGCAGTCGGAGCCGTAGTCCCTACCGTGTAGATATTCCCGGCTTCGACTAAGATCGGCCCATTCTGTTGGGGCTGATCAATTGATCCACCACTTACAAGATAGGTATCTGGGCCTTTTATCGGTAGTATAGTTGGAACAGTCATTGTTAGTTTGCTCCCAGCACTTCAAAGATTTGAGTCGGCCCAAAATATTGTGTTTGGTTTGAGTTAGAAGCATTTACCCTAGCGCGTAAGTCTATGGAGGTAATTACTTCTGGTATAGTAGTTACCCCACCACCATAGGATCGTAGCTGTCCGTAAGCTCCGGCTGCGGCAGTATATCCGTAACTATTTTGAGAACGCGATACACTTTTAGTGTTTATAGCCCCAGATAACGTTTCAATGTATTGATATCGTGGAGAAAGGTAAAACTCTACCTCTCCACCATATTCTACTGTAAGAGCATCCGACCCATGATTTATAGAAACACTATACTGGCTACTACCGTTTAGATATACAGCAACTGCATTAGCCGGAGTGCCACTACCGCCTGCGGCCTGCCGGAAGCGTTGTCGAATTAGTACACCACTTGTGGGGGGAATCTGGAATCCGTCCTGATAGTACGTGCGCTGATAGTTTGGGGTAATAACTTTATTCGGTGCAATGTTTCCAGAGGCTGCAAGTAGACGCATTCCACGAACAGCGCGTGACCAATCCCGTCCATCGTAAGCAAACCATTCAGGCCACGGCAGGTCTAAGCTAGCATTTAACGTAGAATTTAGCTGAGCGCGCCGAACGTACACATTATCGAGTTGGAATGTTTGTCCTACTGTTGCTGTGTTGTTCTTAGCGCGAAGTTCACACGATGTATGCGTACTGTCAGTGAAGAAGGTTCCACGTACTGTTACCCAATCAAAACCACCGTTAGTAATTCCAGTATTCACAGCGGCTGTAATATCAACCAAATCGCTCATTTCAAGAATGATGTTATAAGCGCGCGCGATCTTAGCCCCAAACACGTAGTATTGGTTAGGCTCTAAGTCTAGTGCGTACTTAGTGCCATCACCTATGGCACTACTAGTTACTGTGGCCCCGGCAACGCCCGAGTACTTGTAGGTTGTAGTTCTAGCAATCGAACCACCCGCTAAGGCTGCCCACCCAGCAGTGTCTACTTCAAAGTTAGGATTAGCTATAAGGTTTGGCCCATCAAGACTAGTAGGTACCTTGTCGCTTACCCAGATTTGTTGTGGCGCTTCGTACTCCAATGGACGTTCACTGCCTGAAGCTATACGATTCCAGCGTGTGTCAAGTTTCTGACCTGTAACGAATTCAGTACTCATAGCTTAGAAGATCTCCCAGATTTCCATAAACCCAGCGTACAGCGTACCTGTAGCTCCGGGACTAACGCCAAGCACCGTAATACTAGTAATGGTATCAGGAAGGTTAGCATTAAGCCCTAACAACTTTTGATTTCTAATCCCAATACTAGAGTCACCATTTTGCGCTGCAATGGCGTGTCCAAACTGTCCTGCAATCGCACCGTGATAAGGCAGCCAGAGTTCGATCTCATCGTAGTAGGCACCTACAGCACGATAAATGTAGTTAGTCGTAGTCGAGTTCACAATTGTAGCATTCAGCTTTAAGCCGAAGTCGTTATTGTTACTACTATTGGAATCCTTAGTTTTAACCTGAAACTTTACAATGTACGATAGTGATCCAAGAGTTAGACTAATACCACTAACGGTGTAGACGGTGCTGTCCGCAACCGCACTGCTAACGCTTCCGTAGGCACGGTCTTGCCAGATACACCTTACACCAATATCTTGTTCCCACTTACGAGCACCACTGGCATCGTTTTGGAAGCGGGGACGATTCTCATTAGTAGGTGCTGTGTTAACCCACAAGTCTCCTAATGCCTGACCGGGAGGCGCACTACTTCCAGCAAGAACTTCCCCAGATTTAGCCGCCGTAACTTTTGTGCCCCAAACAACTTCTGTATTAGCCATAACTAGTTAAGCTCCAACAACCAGTAGACGTTAAGCCGAACGTTCGCCAACTTATTATATCCAATGTTAGCAAGCGCAAGTAGATTTCCAGATGTCGAAGCATCGTAGAGTGCTGCCATACCAATGAAGTCGGTAGCAACCCCGGCATTGAATGATCCAAGTAACCTTACAATATTGTTGCTAGACTTAGAACGACTCGTAATTGCCGCTCGCGTTCCTAGCTGCCCAACGATAGAAGTAAAGTTAGGATTAGCTGTTGGGATAACACGACCTATTGGTTTGGGGTTACCTGACCAAGCTCCCCAAGCACTACCATTGTAGTATTTGAGTGTATCGAACGGCCCGGTCGGTGAAGTCCAGTCGGTTGCCCATCGGTGTATAGCATCAGCCAAAGTAACTGCGTCTGTCTTAAGTACGATGTGGTAAGTGGTACCATAGAGGATTGTCGGCGGGGTTGGGAACGAGAAATCTACGTACGTGTAGGGTGTAGTTAACTGTAATGAGTTAAATGCTACTGCGCTACTTACCCCATTAGTTACAGGTGTACCGCTGGGAACACCTGCACTGTTAGTTTGTAACTCTACTGTAAAGTTGCTAGCATCGGTGGTAGTACGTACCATTGGAAGTAGGATCTTAGCAATGTAGTAGGAGTCGTAGGTTGCAGGAACCGTCCATAGGGTTGCAAGCTGTTGTGTGGCGCTGCCTGTACCATTAAGATAGGCGTAACTACTCTCATTAGAGAGCGCGTTCTCGCTAATCGCACCAGTCCCCAGCGCAATGTGCGATGGTGAACCGGCGGTCTGTTGAGCCAGTGCGCTGGCAACTGCTGACCGAAGATTATCGGTCACGTTATTAAAAACGTGCTCGTACTTGATCTTTCCAGTATCTTCGTCTATAAACTCTAGGAGTAGACTACCCTTAATGTTTAAGTCCAATGTCGTTTTGAGCATAATTGCTACTCCCCAAAGACTGCTAGTGAAGTATGAGCGTTAGTTCTACCATCCCACAAGAATGCTGGTTTGGTAGTTCGGATATTAGGAATTGTATCCCAAATAGGATCACGGTTTCCGTGTGCGTGGTAGACAGCAACATCGGCATCTGATAACTGTTCATCTGTCGCTGCGAGTCCGCCCATTACAGCCCAATGAATTGCGCCTGCTAAACTATTAGCACCATCGTAGCCAAACATAAAGTTAGTTGGGCCAGCACCGGGAGACTGTGATGTACCAGATACAAATGCTGCTCCATCAAGACTTAACTTAATACCGCTGCCAGAACCCACCCATTGTGCAGCCAATGTAATGTCTTGATTCGCAATGTGGGTAGCTGCAATAGTAACCTCGCCAACGCTAACACCGGGATTACCTATACGTAATGCCCAAACGTTTGTAGCTTTATAGACTAACTCAAAGGTACGATCCGCGTCATTATGAGTAAAGATAGGATGCAATACGCCAGCGGTATTACTCCACGTTGGACGTATTCGTACTACAAGCCAGCCCCAACCCGGATTACCCAGAAACATAGCCGCAGGGTATTGCAGATTTACGGTTCCGCTAAAGCCGTAGGCACTAGGCTCAGTAGACTGATCACTACCAGAAGCCGTCATATCAGCGTAGGCGCGAGATAGTGGCGGTACGTACCATCCTACATTGCCAACTGAATTAGTTGCTGCCGCAGTTACTACGTTAATAGTAGCGTAGTGTTCCGCGATCTGTGTTGGGGTAAGCGCGTAGTTGTAGGTCGCAACCTCATCAATCGTTCCGGTAAAGGGGTTAGCACTACTGCCAATTTCTAGCGAGCCGCTTAGGGCAGTGGTGCTAACATTGGTAATGGTACTACTAGCAACCTCAACACCATCAACGAACCACTTAAGTGTGTTACCAGCGTTTCTAGTAACTGCAACGTGGTGAACTAATCCATCATTGAGGTCGGCACCATTACTGGTATTCACTGAGTCAAGTGCGCTCACAAGCGTAAGCTTCTTGTTAGTAAGCCACATGCCCCAACCCGTAGCCGTAGTCCCCTGCCCCACTAACTTCATAGTCGCGGTACTGGTGAACTTTACTAGCGCCTCACACGTCCAGCTAGTAACATCGTACTCAGCAGCATCCGCTTTGTTCATGTACGTAGCCGCAAACTGATAAGCGTAGTCTTGAAGGTTACCACCAAGTAAGCTAGCTACTCTAGTAAGCTTAGTAGCGTCCGCTGCGTACCAAGAATTTACCGTATCAATACGATCTTTGATAGGAAGGTTGTAGGCCGGTGTACCAGCCGGTATTAGCGTGTCCAAGTGGGTGTAGCTAATTGGCAAGTCGCGCATTATCAAGCTACTAAGACTACGAAGTCCGTGAGCGTCTAAACTAGTATCGAGAAGATTAGAAGTCTTATTAAATAGCGTATTGAACTTCTGGGCATCTTTCTCGAACGCGCGCGTATACAGGTTGTTAACCATACGACTGAAACGATCGATGTTTGAAGATGCCACAACCACGTCCTTAAACTAAACAAGGGTTATTGAGGAAACGGTACGGAGGAAGCAACAATGTTGTACTCAAACGCTGGAGTATCTGTTGCCGGGCCATCTTTTTTCTTAGCTAGAATTGCCTTAGTCACACTTATAACATAGAACTGAGTGCTTGGCAAGCTTCTAGTTGTTGACACTCCTGTAAAGGTTTGTCCAGCTTGCCATCCCTGCGTCCAGCTTTTGAAGTTAAGAGTGTAGCTTGGCGCACTATAACGGGCTAGTAGAAGTGTTCCGTAGTCAAGAATGGTATCTTCTGTCTCGACGCGGAGATCTGGTACATCGAACTTGAACTCGTGTCGTCCGTTAGATGGGGCAATTGCAGTATTCTCACGCGCCATCATATTAGCAATGGAAATTGGATCTTCTACTAAAATAACTGGGGAGAATGCGTAGTTGTATAGGACTTCGATTTTATCGTTGAGAGTCGGTGGCATAGTATCTGGGAAGCGGATTCCCCAGTTATCGATACAGACGTATACACTAGAGGTTGGTGCTTGATCATCTCCAGCCGAGCCGTCCACACCATCTAGTAGAACGGTTTGGGGAACATCATTCACTTTGACGGTGATGTCCGTCTGGCTCCACGGCTGATAGTTGAGCGGCCAAAAGCGAGTGTCGCCATCAGCGTAGTTAATGATCTGATCCTGTGTCTGGGACTTAACCGTTGCCCCAGTCAAGTATATAGCATTCTTAACATGCTCCACATGCTCAGCAACAGTAAGATCAAAGTAGTTAGTGATATCGGTGTCAAAGTCGATACTAGTGATTGGTGCTGGGCGATCAAGTATGTAGAAGAAGTTAATGTCTCGGTTGTAATCGACGTACCACTGGTGCTCAATAGCCTCTGCGATACGTGTAATGATCCCACTAAGGGGCTCGATATCCGCCTTAATACCGTCAATCTGTGGGCCGTTAACTACATTGGTGGTGGTGAAGCCGCGTCCGACAAGAGCTACTAGTGCTTTGACTATATCCCCGGCGTACTGTCCAGGATCGTACTGCACCTGCTGAAACGTCTGATCTAGATCTGCTGTCCAGTCAACACATTCAAGCTGATAGTGAAACAGTAGGGCATGGGCACTGGTAGGCTGTGTCTGTTCTGATACTACAATACGTCCTGCAAACTCCAAAGTAGAATCCCGAAATAAGCGTATTGTGTTGCCACCGATTGGACGAGCCAACGCGCCACTAAGCTGTACAATCCCCGACATACTTTGTCCATTAGCCTGAAGCCCCTCGTTTATCCGTACGGAGGACAACACGAAGTTATCGGTGTAGTCTACTTCGTTGATTAGAAGCTGAAAAGCCATGAAGCACTAGATCCTGTGGAATGTTAGGTTACGAGCTACACCCAGTCGCTGCACTAGCTTGCCAGCGATCTGATCAGTGAGATCAGTAATGGAGGCGTCGTTAGTGATTACGCTATCAGCAACCGAGACGTAGATGTTGGTGGTGCCACCGCCGCCTAATCCACCTAGTCGTCCGCTACTAGCAGCAACAGCAGGGGCACCGAGGAATACTTCACCAGCTTCAGCCATTACAAGTTGCTTAGTACCCCGTGCGCCCGGTACCACACCGCCCATAGCGTAGTCACCAAAACTAGGTACACCGATTCGCGAGATTGCTCCACCGATCCAGTTAGCAGGGTTCAGGTTGTGGGCGTTATCCCTAAGCCAATCAATGAAGCGCGTTATAGCATCCCCAACACTAGAGAGGAAGTGCTTGAACCTTCTGAATGGATCACCAATGTTATCTCCGATAAGGGCAAGGTTTCGGAACCCTACACGCATGGCATTAACTAACCCGTAGTTGTCGCCGGTACCAAACCCATCATTGATTCCATTCCAAGCCTTTGAGAAGAATCCCATAAGGGAAGGGTTGACGTGTTCTTCCCAACCTTCACCGAAGCCCCTACCAAACTCTTCGGCCCAATGCTTAACTGGCTCTTTGATATTCTCAATCAGCTTCCCTATACCTGTCGGGCCTGAAATGGCGAACCAAGTATCATCAAAGAACTTAGGAATGATGTTGGTCTTGAGATCGATACCGAAGTTCTTGATCCCAATACCCATATCTTCCCAAGGGGTAAGAAAGATGTGTTTTAGGAGGTCGCCACTAGCTTGAAGTGCCCCAAGCCAGTCACCTGAGAATAGAGATGACCCGATATCTTTAACATCACTCGCAACGTTACGAACCATGTTGACTAGGGTATCGAATGGGATACGGAATACCCCTATCATTACACTGAGACCTAAACTGAACTGTGCTGCCATTAGTCCTATAACAACACTGACGGCTGCAATAAGTCCCCAAACAATAAGGCCCGGTACTAGCGCAAGTGCATTGACTAACATACCAGCGATTGCACCAGCGATCTGACCTGATTCTCGTGGGAAGGCAACTATCAAGGCCAATGCGATGACCGCAGCCACTACACCTGCTGCGATCAGCAATGTGCCAACAGAGATACCTAGAAGGGCACCACCGATTGCTACACCTAAACCAGTAGCGAGACTTCCGGCCATACCTTTGAGGAAGCTCATGCTAATCTTTACGCCAAACAGATTCCACGACTTTTCCGCTTTACCATCGGTGGGGGGCAGTCCCGGAGCTACAGTACCAGTAGGGAGATCCTGCGTCACCTTAGTATGGATAGTTTCGGGGATCTTAGCAAGTTGGTCGTTGTAGTTACGAATCTTATCAAGATCAATGCCACCAGTGTCAGTACTGACCTTAACACTTTTATCCTTTAGGAGTCCAAGCTGCCTCAACAGATTCTCAACAGCTTCTTTTGCTTCCTTGAATCCCTTGACCAAGAAGTCAACAGTCGCTTTGGGAAGTCCCAAGATCGCCTTACCGAGACTGACAAGACCGCCAATCAGTGATGTGATGGCATCCACTACAAGGGTGAAGAGGCGAGGGAGCCCAAACAACAGGAACGCCAACACACCCAATGTAGTAATGATGTCTTTGTTACGAAGCATCCATGCTAGCATCTTATCAAGGAATTCCTTAGCAATCTTGATAAACGTTCGCATGAAGTCCACTACAGGCTTCATCTTGTTCCACAACCGAATAAGGGTGTCGGCTAGTACCTTAATGATCTGAGCCGTACGAATGATAACCTTATAGATTACCGTACCCAGTATGTAACCGAACTGCGTCATGAAGGGGATAAGCTTCCGCATGGTCTGGGCGAAAGCCTGAGTATTCTTGTCTAAGGTGCCGGTATCTTTTCCGGTTTGCAGGGCCGCTGCGAATCCAGCATTGATTCCGTTCAGGAACCCCATGATAGGGCCGAAAAGTGGGAGTAGGAAGTTGTTAACAACGGCCCCGACCATGATCTTGAAGTCAAGCCATGATTGGGTCATTTGGTTAATGGCCGCACTGGTAGTCTTACCGTTTTGCTCAGCAGAGTTGGCGAATCGCTTGTTAACAGCGTTCGCAATCTCCAGACTCGTCATGTACTTCTTGATAGGAATTTCATAGTCTTTAGCAAGCTGACGAGTCATCTCACCGCGAGAACTAGCATCCGCTTTAGTGATATCCTTTAACCGCTGAGCAAGATCACCCTCACTACCTACACCGGCAGCAGCGGCGTTGACATCAGCCATCCGATAAACGTCTTGATTGAGCCCAATACTCTCAAGAGTTGCGAGTAGCTTCTCAGCATTCTCCCTCGGGATGTTGTAAGCTCTAGACATCTCAGCAGCTTGCTTCTTAATCTTAGCAGCTACGTCAGCGGACTGGAAGAAGTTAGCAAGCTTCTGCCCCGACTTCTCTAGCTCGATGTAGCTCTTTTCAGCAGCACTCGCAAGACCGATAAACGCACGGGTTAGACCGGCAGCCCCACCGATCACAATAGTGAGGGCAGCAGCAGCAGCCATATATTTGAGGATGGCCCATCGAGCGAAGATCAGCGAAAACCCCACACCAATGACCTGACGTTGGAGTAGAGATTGCCCCAACATCACACCTTGAGCAGCCGAACTTACGCGGAGTAGCGACTTCTCAGTCTTAGTGTTGTGCTGGGCCTGCGATGACATCGCATGTTCAAGCTTACGCGCTGCTTCTAGTTTGTTGGCATCAGCAACAGCTTTACGCTCAGCCGCCCTAACAGCAGCTTCCTCATTAGTCTTAACTTTCTCAGCACTTCTAGCAAGCAGTACGGCGGATCGAGCAGCCTCACGCTGTTGACGTGCTTGCTCCCTCGCTGCTGCCGCCGCTACTCTACTTTGATTGTTATTGTACGTGAGGGAGCGCCCGCCTTCGATGATCCTCTTACGCATCTCATCGAACTGCCAACGTGCTGCTTCTACATTACTGGCAAGCTCCCTCGCTTGTGCAACTAGAGGGGAAAGTGTAGTAGCTTGTGGACTCCCTACAAGCCGATTCTCCAATCCACTAGCTGACCCAAGCATCCGCTCCCTAGCAGCATCTCGACGCTTAGCAGCTAATGCAAATGCACTACCAAGACCAGCATCTTCGCGATTAGTGCTACGACGCCACGAATCATTCTCGTGCCAGATCCTTCGTTCCTCGTTAGCTTCCTTCCGCTGAAGATCAACACGAAGTCTAGACTGAGCACTATCTGTTCTAAATAGTTGATCGTGTAAAGCTCTACGCGCTGCAACTCGTTCTTGTGCTGACTGACGCTCGGTAGCAAGCAATTCTCGAAGCGATGTACGCGCAGCCCCCGGCAATGCTTCCATCTGACGAAGCTGCTGAGCCGCCGCAGTAAACAATCCCTTCGGCAACCCCTTTGGTTGCTGAGCAGCATCAAAAGCCGCAGCAAGCTTCAACAGACTTGCACTGGTAGGCTTAACCGCACTATCACCCAGCTTCTTATATTGATCGAACAGCTTAGAAGCTTCGTACCTTAGTCGCTGTTGAGGCTTAAGTGAGGCGGCTGTCTTATCAGTAAGTTGCCCAACCGCTACCGATACCCCAGCAAGTCTAACCCGCCCGAGATTCAGCTTCTGAGCAGCGATGTCCATGTTAGCGGCGAGGGGCTTCAATCCGCTAGTAACAGCCGCAGCCATTACTTGATTCCATCGACCGCTCGCTTGAGCCAGCTTTAGAAACTCAGCTTCAACCTGTGAACCATCAAGAGTGATTCGCGCGCTATAAGCATCCTGCGTCATATGAGAGGGGAGCCTTTACGTATTAGGGGAGGGGGTGGGGCAGTTAGGTTTTACCACGAAATCTAGCGTTTGACAAGAAACATAGTAATGAATTCGCTTACACGATTCGAGATGGTAAAATGGAAAGCATTGACCCATCGAGAATTGGTGGGAGAGATTGCACGTCTCAACACTCTTCGTCCCTCCACCCCCTCACGAATGATCTTCTCAATAGTGTTATCCGCGAACTTGACCCCTCTACCGGGGAACTTTCGCTTAGCCCATGCATGAATCTCGTCAGCAAACTGTCCGTAGTGCTTCCGCCCAGCCTCTCCAGTTTTAGGACGCGCCCGATTAGTTACCCGCCCTACATCAAGATAGCCGCCTAGCTCAACGTACCTCGCGTACTCCGCACTAGAGTAGATAGAGATCCACGGACGTATCTTACCGCCCCCTCTAGCGATTCGCATGTTCTTACCGAACTTACCACTATCGATTGAGGGAAGCTTATCCCCAACATCAGTGTTTGGTTCTGAAGTGTAGATGCGGATTGCTTCGATCTTGGCGATCTGACCAATCTCGCCTAACATACTAGAAAGCTCAGTGGGCCAAGCTTCACTCGCGTCCCGGTATCGCTTGTGAAGATTCTCCCATCCACCGAAGTCCACTCGTGCTGTAGTAGCCATGTTATCGCCTTATCATAGCTGGTGATGGGGAGGAAGCTGTGGGAGGTACACCACCCCGATTATTCATTTGCTGAGTCACCTTCATCTTAGCCTCTTGCTCAGCCTGCTGAAGTGCCTCACGATCAGCGTCCTGCTGTAACACCCACGCTAGTCGATTGATCATAGCTTGACTCATACCATCATATATCTCTTTCTCCGTTTTGTGAAGAAGAAGCATAAGACGGCAAGTAAGAAGCCAATCAGGTGGGGCGATAAGGCGCTCAACAGTTTCAGGGTTAACAAGAGAGGCTGGGGATTGACCACGAATCACACCCCCAGCCGCTTTGAACTGTGCTAACTTTGTAGCGGCTGCGCTTCTGGTTCCAGTGCCGCTTCCACTGGATGAAGCAGCATTGGCGCGGGCGATGGCGGCACTTGCTGCTTCGATTTCACTAAAGGGATCGCTGAGTAATCCTCGGCTTGGGCTGATTCAAAGATGTACTGAAGTAGTGCCATCGGTACTTCAGCGAGTTTCTTGATAAGAAGCTCATCACCATCTTGCTGAAGAACCTTGGGAATGTCGAGCTTGTGATCATCTTTGTCAATAAGGTTCCAGTCCACTACCAGAAAGGTGAGGGACTTTGCAAGGAAGGCGAACTGATCGTCCATCTGATCGACAGCACGCTTGATAGCTTCTGGATCATTCTTTTCCAGAAGCTCCATCTCTTCAGGCGTAGTCTCACTTACTGCACTATCGGTGTAGAGATTGCCCATCTGCTGTGTGACACTTTTAGGGAGCCACGCGGACGGAACAATCTCTACCCAGAACTCGCGATTGAGATCGAACTTAGCAGTAAGATCTAGTTTAACGGTTTTGTACATGGGTGTGGGCCAATCTCCTTAATGGGCTGGTGGCCTAAGCTAGCAGCCTAGTAGGCCGGGGTCTTAGGATTCTTGAGGATCGCCTGAACAACACCACTATCGGTAGTGTTGTGGAGACCACGGAACCCAACCTTTACAAGTACACCGATCCCGCCACGATCATATTCGAGGGGTGCCGCTGCAAAGAACGTACTAGTTGAGAGGAATTCCAACGATTTCGCCGGGGTACTCTCGTAGCTGAACTTGATACTAAGCGATTGCCGAGTATCAGCAATGATCCGGTCAAAGTCAGCAAGCGAGTCAGCTATAACGGTAAGCGAACCTTCGTACCTGAGTGGGCCATTGTTCACAAAGTTCGGGCTTGCTACGTTAGCACCCGTGTACACCATCTGAAGTTCGCGAGTAAGATTGATCTCTCCGCCAACTACACGACCAGTGATCCCGGTACTCGTTACGGTTGTCTGCCAACCGCCGTAGCCACATCCCAAAGTCGCGGACACCGCCGGGTTAGTCGCCGTTACTTTAGTGGGGGTGCGGGTCATCCATTGGCTGTTGGCCGCTACCGCTCCCGACTCAGCTTCCCACGTAAATCCGACACTAGTGGGTTTGGCTCCTACGAACCTAAGCCCACCATTAGCACCACCGATGATCTGATCCTCAACGGTGTAGGACGGGAGAAGTACAGCGGCTGTTAGAGTGTGGGTGTAGGGATCGCCAGCACCAGTAATAGTATCGGTACCGAAGATCGCCATAAGCACTTGGCCGATCTCAACTGGGTACACGAGAGATTCCATCTGGAATTCCCCATGCCCATTACCAACACATGCTCCGAAGTCAGCCGATGGAAGGCCACGCTTACCTTCGTCCCAAACAACATCGAACTGAGCACTACCGCCACCCGATACTACAGGAATACAGACGGTGGGGGCAACACCTGTACCGTAGACCGTTTCTTTTGCAACCGCAATGATCTGCTCAAATGCTTGTGCCTGAGTCATTTCCTAGCTCCTTAAAATCCTGAGAGGTTACTTTCTAAGTTTGGAGATTGTGTGGTGGGCTAGGAATGCTATTCGGTCGGAGTTAGGAGAGCTTCAGCAGCTTCAGCTTCAGCAATCTCAACTGTATGCTTCTCGACTTCAGCTAGGAAAGCCTCGCGTTCCGCCGATGGAATTGCGAAGTCTGAGTCCCGCATCTCATATCCCTCTGGAATGCTATACTCAGTTTCTTCCTTCTGATCGTCAGGCCACGGTGCAAACCCAAACCTGTTAGGCATACTAAAGACTACGTCGTTGGCAAGATCTTCCGGCAGATCTACAATATGATTGTGTACAACGAATTCGTTGTACGCGAACGACATACCACAATCAGATTGCTTACAGTACACACGAACTGTATCGATTTGCATAGTCTAGTAACCTCACATTTGGGCGCTAAAGCGGTCACCATTACGGTACCGTTACAGTGGAGTTAAACAGAAAACTAGGTAGGTGTCAAACCATTCTGTTGCTCCACTACAACCACACTAAAACTCGCCACTCTGCATTGCACTTGATTCTTGACATCATTCCTCACACTATAGAGTCCTAGTGGTACAGGAACGTAGCATCCGCTAAGAGTACGCTTATCAGCAAACACTCCCAGCACTACGTCAATGAGTGCTTGGAACTTAGTCTCAGAATCGTCAGTCTTGATCCCATACCATAAGCTGATATCGAATTGGTGGTTGTACCAGACTGATCTCACTGGTATGCGGGAGGCGTTCTCAGAAGTATTAGGTGGTGAAGCAATCCTAGTAATTACCCAGAACTGAAGATTAGTTTCATCACTCTCCATGAACTTAGCAATGAATTCGTCTACATCATTAGCACGAGGAAAATCCTCATACACATTCTCTACACCCGTCACGCCCTGTAGAGTGGATTTGATAGTAGCTTGGATAGTGGAGCGAATTAGTGTAGCGGGCAAGTGTTAACGTCCCCCATGCGTAAGGTAGCTGATACGTTGGGGATCACGGTCGTAGTCCATACGCAACATAACTGCGCGCACCTTACTCTTGTCTAGACCGATTTCCTGAAGGTAGTTCTCTTCAAAGTCCCTCGCCGCAAACTTGTACTCTGCTTGTTTGCCTCTCCAGTTGATGAGATCGGCCTCAATCTGATCGTCCAACTGCCCAGCACTCTTTGCGGACAGCGACAGGCATACTACCGATGCGGAGATAAACTCCAGCGCATTGTAGAGAGTGGAGGGGATCGTGGTGGATGTCGCCCCGTCGATACCATCGAGTAGCCACGGGGTCGTGAACTTCACGAGGGCGTTGGTACCGGAGGCGATTCCAGTATCCAACCTCAAATACTCTAGTGAGTCCTGCTCAACGATCTCAATGTCTTTGGGGTCAGAAAGTTGTACAACATCATCGTTCGCGATAACAACTTTGGGGTTCTGGATAATCTGGATGGTTGAAAACTGATTCATCCATCCCACCACAGTCGTTGTGAGTTGATAGAACTTCTTGCCGGTACCAGCAATCGTGGTGGTTGCTACGTTAGGCTTATCACGATCAAGTCGGCGCTTAGCCTGTGCAAGTAGTACGTCAAGTTTAGCGTCATCAAGAGATGCCGAACCGACGTTCTGTAGCATCGAGCGGACGGCGGTGCGGAGCGTAAGTTTGGTGTACGGCATCTCAGATTCTCCGGTGGGGGAAGTCTTGCGGACTTGTAGTGACCGAAAGGCGGGGTCAGGTGACTGGTAGGGTTAGCGAGCGCCCACATACTCCTAACCCTACCAGTCAATCAAGATTAACAGAGCCTAAGCCCGTGTTAATCTTTCTTAAAGTACACCCGTGCCGTAGTAACAACGTCGTTATCGCACTGGGCAACATCGAGTTTGAGACGGCCACTACCGATGATCTTATCCCACGCGCCTGTGATTGCAGCACTGGCAGCATCAACTAGCTTGGCTGAGACACGGGGATAGAGGGTATCGGGTGTACCGCTGTTGGAGCGCACTACTACCGTTTGATCTGGCTGACCGCCACTTCCAAGAAGCGTAAGTGTGAGATCAGTAGTAGCTGGAGCAGTCCCGCTAAACGTAAACGCTACTGCTTCGATCTCGCCAAGATCCATCGACTGTTGAGATGTTCCAGTAGCAGTAGCAACACCAGCACCACCAGCAGCAGCCCCAGTAATTACATCAATCCACTTACGCATGTTAACGTCCTTAGAGTACGGGAGTTTTGAGCTTAGGTTGGGATAATGGGAGTGGATGAGTTAGCAGTACTCAGCGAGGAAGTCATCAAGATTGAGCGGCTTACTCGACTGGGCACCACAATGGTTGAGGTAGGCAAGATAGCGGATGTAATCGGCGTTGGAGTACTCCCACGTATCAGCCACCGGGGGAATGAGTTTCTTCCAAGTGTTGATGTCTTGGAGTAGCTGAGCGCGTGTCCAAGTTTCCCACTTAGGGAAGATCGTGAAGAGGAAGCCAGCCGCAGATGCTCCCTCATTGTTCTGATCACCGAAACGCGATTCAAACTTTTCGTCGTAAGCTTCCACAGCGTCAATTGCAGCCTGAGAAAGTTCAGCAATCGCGTCAAGCTCAGGATCGCTGTCACTTTCGCTTGCGATGTCAGCTTCAGCAGCCTCAATCGTTTCATCCGCGATCGCAGCCTCAGCAGCCTCTTCAGCTTCAAGTTCGGCCTCTACTTGAGCTTCGATCTCTTCAATAGTCTTGAGCTTGGGCTTAGCCATTGGATTAATCCTCAATCCTTCAAAACGAGTAATGGGTAATGGGAGTGTAGGGAGTGGCGTAATCACCCCCTACACTCGGGAAGCGGGAGTGGCTTACGAGTCGCTAACGACGACCTCGACGGTATCGGTAGTTGCCCAGTCAGTTGCACCAGCGTTAGTAAGCTTAACCCTTGTACCTACAACGGATGCGCCACCATCCCAAGCAATGTTAGCACCCGTAGCTGTAGTACGGACGCGAACATCTTGGATGACCGGCGTGAAGGGGAAGGCGAACCACATCTCACCCTTAGTTACTTCCGCCGCGATTGGCACTCGGAAAGCTGAAACAACAATACCGGGAGCACGGCCCCCAGTAAGTGTAGCAGCATCCCACGCATTACCGGCCCCACCAAGAGTCTCAGTGGTAGCAGTTGCGAGGGCGGATGCGATAGGCGTCCCACCCTTAGAAGCTGCCCCCATCACAAGGATGGTGTTCGCATCACTGTTGACAGCAACAACCTTCTCGACACCGCGAGTGGGATCGTTGATATCAGCAGTGAGAGCCGCCGATGCAACAACAGGAGTAAGGGTAGCATTCAGCCCCACAGCGATACTACCAGCACCGAGAGCGGACTCGACAAAGATATCGACAGCATCGGCGTGAGCAGCAATCGTAGAGCCTGAGACTCCGCGCTTCAGATGCAGATAATCGGCTCCACGAAGCCCTGTCACCCGCATGTACTCGTTTTCGATACGGAGAATGTCACCAACAATCAAGCCGTGGGCAGGCATGTAGAAGTCCTGCACCACTTCCCTAGTGTTGTTAACCGTACCATTGGCGGTATTCGATGTGGAGTCGGTAGCGACGGCTGCGAAACGATAGACATCACTCCCTATAGTGACTGTCTGATCGTCCACAACATCAGCGGCTATCCGCAAGACACCCATCGGCACCTGACCACCGAACTGAGCAGCATTAACAACTGCATTGTTCCCGAGATCGATACCGTTAGGGAATTTAGTTTGACCGGACATAGAAAAACTCCCAGCAAGTGTGGGAGTTGGTGTTGGGATGAGGGCGGTACCAGTTCGGAGCTTCGGGCCTACGCTGCCTTACACTCTACCGAACCTTTGTAGTACCGCCACCCCATCCCAACCTAAGCTCCCAATTAGACTAAAGTGCGTACGTAGTAGTTGTCAAGGGGGGTGTCGGGGGAATTTTCAGGTTCCCCCTACCCCTTCCCTGTGAAGGTTTAGGCGACGATGGACGCTGCCGCACCACGGTAGTCGATCCAGTCACCACCGTACTCGTGGCGAATCTTGAACGCCATAGCATCGTGGGTGAATGCCATGCCGACGGTCGGCTGATCCTGAACGAAGGACGCTGGGTTCTCCTGTCCAAGAACAAAGCCCATCTCGATACAAGCAAGCTCGCTAGGTGCAAGCATGAAGTACCAGTTGTTCGTATCAGTGAACTGAGGAACAACGATGTTACCGAGAAGGCCACGGCTGGAGTCAGCAAGGATGTTGGGAGCGTTGTTTGCGCTCTCAGGCACATTGACCGACTTGATCAGCTCGTAGGCGACATCTTCAAGATCGATGCCGGTGAGAAGATAGCCACGACCGGAAAGGCCAATGACCTTACCAGCATCGTTCGTCATCTTCATGATGATGTGGCGAATGGCGTTAACGGCTGCGCGATCAAGCGCCGTGGTTACACGGTTGCCCTGATGCGAAGCGAGGTTGAAGATCTGTACCCCATCGGTAAGGGTCGGGCCGTTACCGGAGTTGGCGAGGAAGAAGGTGTTAGCAGCGTACTCGTTGATAGTAAACACTGCTGATGCCGACATAAGCTGAGGAATCCGCTGAATACCCCGCTGATCGTCGTTGATGATGGCACGACGGCCAACCGTCACAACGTTACCGAATCCGGTCGGGGTGTACGTCTCGCTGACTTCTCCCCAGTCCATTTCGGTGTACTCAGCACCATCAACAGTACGCTCGGTGAGGGAACCGAAGTTCTGCAACCGAACACGCTGTTGAGCCTTGAAGTTAGCAAGATCCGTCTTACTAACGATTGGCTCCCACCACTTGTTCTGCACCTGATACTGAGCAACGAGCGACTTGTTCATCGAGTTGTTCAGGAGGTTCGACATCGTGATGGTACCACCACCAATGATGTGCGTTGCCCCCGGAAGTGCTTCGACGAAGTTGTTAGCAGGCTGATCCCAGTACTCGGCAAGCGCACCACCGGGGCCGTAGTACCCGCTAAACTCGTAGTCGCCGGTAATGTTCCGATAGAACTCGGAGAAGCTCCGAATCTTCGGGAACTTACCTTCCATCTCTTTCTCGACGGGAGCGCCGAAGAAGAGATCGAGGGCGGCACGAGCCTGATCGAGTGGGGAGATGGCGCCTTCGATAAGGCTACCGTAGCGGATCGGCATGTTCGGTTGAAGGCGACCGGGAGCATCACTTTCGGTCATCACCGACAGAGCGTGTTTCTCACTCTTGCTAACAAGAGCTTCGATTTCTTCAGTCGAGAGGATCTTACCATCGGCTTCCGCCAGCAGATCAGTCTTAACGGCCTGTGGAAGCCGAGACTTGGTAAGGCGAAGGAGAAGCGCGTTATGAGTAGCAGCGATGTGCCCACTCTTAACGGCTTCCGCAAGCTGATCCTGAAGAGTCTTAGTATCTTCAATCAGCTTGGTAAATTCGGCGTTAGCTTCAATCTTAGGCGCAGGGGTGGGCGCGGGCGGATCGCCAGCAGCCTTAGCCTTGATTTCCGCAACAGCGGCTTCGTACAGGTCTGGACGTGCCTCTTTCAGCTCATCCAGAGTCATCTCTTCGATTTTCTTCACGTCTACATCGACTCCATTATTTGCGATGAGGGAAAGTGGCTGTCCACCGGCTCCCGGTTCTGCGACTGCATCCGCTGATGCGTAGTAATCAATGCTGAGTGCTTCCTTAACGAATACGCCATTCTCCTTGATAATTTGGGTCTTGCCAGCAGCAAGAATTGAGATACCTACGAGTTCGGGTCGCCCGCGCTCGATAGATTCCTTAATCATCCCCGGAAGCCAAGGCACCGGAGAGTTCTCTGGGGAGAGTAGATTAAGCTCTCCAATGATGCCGTTGATTGTTGAGCCATCAGGAAGCTTAATCCCCTCATGGTACTCAACGTTTGCCCACCAACCGCCCTTAGTAGCAAGGGAGCGACTAGAATCGCCACTACGCGCACCTGCTGGATGATCGACGTACATGCCGCGACCTTCCAGCTTATCGATGGATTCCTTCAGAACCTTACCGCTGTACTTGACTCGGTTCTTACTCACACCTTCTTTGATAACAAGTGTGCGGAATCGCGGGGCGGTGGGGGTGGAACCTTCGGCCTCTTCAAAGATGAAGATCGGCTCGGTCGGCATAATTTCGAGTCCGGCAGGAACCTTGTGATCTTCTACTACCTTAGAGAATTTGGGGTAGCCGGGAGCAGCCGGGGGAGTAGCGGGAGTGGAGGGAGCTTTCTCGATCTCCATCATGGTAGCCGCGACAAGATCCCGAGCTTCCTGTACTAGTGCATCGGCTGCGGGAGCGTCATCAGCCGCCGTTACCTTCGCCACACTAGAGAGAGTGGTGAGGGCACTAATGATACCATCGAGGACTTCACGGGTCGCGTTAGAGATCTTCGCACCAGCTTCGATGGCGAAGAAGGATTCAAACGAACCCTCCGCCATAGCTTTTGCGAATGACCAATCATTGACAAGAATACGCTTAACACAGTCGATAGCGTATGTGAGTCCTTCGTACTTATCCTCTTCTACATTACGTGCGCCTTTAGCCAGCATAAGGGCTTTCAGGGCGTCACGTAGAGGCTGTAGGTTGTCCATTAAGTTTACACTCTCCGTATGAATGAAAGGGGACTCCATTGCGAGAATGCAGTATAGCAAGAGGCCCGTCAACACCTTTTCTAGATTAAAGGTGTCAACGGGCCACTATTGTTCTTAACTGAGAGATTGTAGTGTTACGGAGTGTTAGTATCCGTCTTGCCAATGGTTGAAGCGGTAATCTCCCTAGCACCAGATGCAATTGCTGCGGTAAAGAACCCAGTAACTACAAACTGTGCGAGATCGAATCCGCCATCGGTGTAGCCCGCTTTCCACAGGACGGCTCCCCAAGCGTACGCAAGGATAAGAGCTACCAGTGGAATTAGCTTCGTAGGAATATCGACCAGTCCCTTTACGAAGCCAATCAGCAGAGCGATGAACGGGCCTGCCAGAGCGAAATTGAACGCAATATCCATAGACCTAACTCTCCTTATCGATGGTAATTCTGGGACTAGGATGCCATCGCGCAAGCCGTACGACATACACGAGAATCCACAACAGGGCTACACCCCTAATAACGGGGTAGATCGCATCCTCAATCCGCGCTGTACCGACTCCGGCACCTGCACCGAGGATTGCTGTGATCCCTAACACGAATGTCACGCTCGGACGTGTACCGTTCGCACGAAACCAGATCGGTACAGTATAAGCGATTACTACAATGTAGAGGGCAAGAACAAGCAAATCGAACCACTGTACGTTGTTAGTAAGGAAATTCATTCCGTCGAGACTCCTGTATCTTTTGTACTAGCTCGTCGGTTTCCTGCTTGGCTTTTTCCGCGACCTGTTGTGTACGTATAGCAACTGCTTTACGGATTTGCAAGGTCGCATTGTACTCGGCCCGTTTGGTTGCTTGTCCCTTAAACAACATCATTGTACCTTTTAGAAGTTTTGTTGGTCTAGTTAAGATTCTGAGCATCGTTGTCCCCAATCACTGTGGGTGGTGGGTGTACTGGGTTAACTGGCTTTATCTACTAGATGGTGCAGTTGTCGAACCCAAGATGTTAGCTCCCGAACAGCGAGAGTGTGAGAGTTAAGGGTTTCTTGGATTCGTACTTGTGCTTTGGCCTCTTCCAAGCGTACTTCGTTTTCAAGACGACGATCTTCACGATCTCCATTGATACTAGACTGCACTACCTTAAGCATAGCGCCACATAAAGCTAAGGCGGCTATTGCCACAGCGTTTGTAGCAGTTCCATCCGACACAATGTCCGTAGTGGCAAACAGTTCCAAGCCTAACACTGGCACTAGCCCATCCTCACTCTTACTCCGATTGTGTCCAGATGTGGGTCTGATCGACGAATGTGATATCCTTGTAATTCTTACGTGCCCACGCGAGTAGACATTTGTGAATCGCCTCGGATAGCTTTGAGCGAAACTGCGCCCCGTTGTAGTTGTTCGTGAACCAGCGGATTGCCGGTTCGTTTTCTTGGAGATCTCCAATGAGATCGAAGATGATGTGTGTCGGGGCAAGTTGAATGCG